CTGCTAACTGTGTTGCTAGAGCACCAGAGGTTGTACCACTCCACTGACCAGCACCCCAACCAGTTCCACCAACAGTTACGTCTAATCCAACATTTAATTGATATGCACCTACAACACTACTACCTCCATTACCAGTATCAGATGAATTTGCGGCGACGCTTGAAGTTATTGTGTAAGCATTAGAGCTTATTAGTGATACTATTTGAAACTCTGCATTAAGTATGGTAGCTGTAATTGTACCACCTAAACTTGATGCACCAGAAAAAGTTACAAAGTCTTTTTCATTAGCACCGTGAGCAGGATCAGTTACCGTAATTGTAGTTGAGCCATTTGTTGCAGAAAAAGTTATATCTCCTGCACTTGTTGTATTTCTTATAGGAGTTATATCATTGAACGTCTGACCCTCTTCTATGTAGTATTTAAGATGTGTGCCAATACCTAAAAAATCAGAGCCGTCAAGAGCTACCCAATTATGTAATCTTCTAGCACTGCCTAAGTATGTGTTTTGACTATACTTTTCCCAGCCACCAAACTTTTCTGGATAGCCTAAACGAAACCTGACTAAATCACCATCAGTATAACCACCTTCTGCACTTAATGATGTAACGTCAGACACAATCCCTGCTTTAAATTTCAAACTAGTTAAAGGCATTATGCTGTACCTCCCGTCAATGAACCACTACCACTTGATGTAACATTACTTATACCTAATATTGATTTACCAGAAGCACCCCCCGAAGCTCCACTTGCTCCATTAGTTGGTGCAGAAGATGGAAAACTTACAGAACTACCACTGCCATTACCACCATCACTACCATTAGATCCTGATGCACCAAATGCTCCACCAGCACCTCCCGCTCCACCAGCACCAGCATTATTAGATGCACTACTAGCACTTGAACCTGATCCAGCAGATTGATTATAACCCTGACCAACACCTCCTGCTCCACCAGAAGTACCACTTTGTATTGCTAAACAAGTACCAGAAACTGACATACTTAAAGTATTATAATAATAATCTTTATTATTAGAAGTTGTACCATAAGCAGTAAAATATGTCGTAGTTGACGCAGTAATATTAGCAGTGCCACTATTAGAAACAGATGTACCAGCACTTGATGTACTCGTGCTTACAGATATTGTTGGAGTTCCATAGCCACTTCCATATTGAGCAGAAATAGAAGCTGAAACAGTATAGACTCCAGTTGTATTTGTTTGTGCCGAAATATAAATTGGACCTCTGTTTGCACAAGCTCCAGTAAAACCAGCTCCTGCACTACCAGAGTGATTTATATCAAATTGTGATGGATTTATTCCACGACTAAATTGTGCATTAATACCACCCCATTGTCTATCGGCAACAACACCTTGTCCATCAAGATCTCCAGCAGATGTATAAATTGAGTTTAACCAACTTGGTTGATTATTTTGAGGTGTAGAAGTACCTCCACCACCTTGATCAACTAAACTCGAAAACGTAGCATTAGCAGTATAAACACCATTACCACCAGCACCTCCAGCACCACCTCCACCACCTCCAGCTTTGATCGTACCATTATTAACTAGCGTCACTGCAACACTTCCAGCAACTTCAAGTGCGTTACCACCCACTGCTCCAGCCGCTCCTCCAGCACCTTCTATACTTCCATTATTAGTAATAGTAATAGAACCAACACCATTACTTTCAATTTTTAAAGCTGGTGCAGAAGTGGCAGTTGCACCCACCGTTTGTGATGAGTTTATTACTATTTGTTTAGGATAATCTACTTCAAAATCATCACCAAAAATACTATCAGCACTTTGATTTGTAGCAGTTGATGAATACGTTTTTCTAAATGCTCTTTCTTTACCATAAAAATCATTTAATGATATAGTGCTTGATGTGGGTACACCAGCAGACATATTAGTAGATGAGTTATTACTAGCGTTTGCACGAACTAAACTACCACCTAAGTAAAACTCATTCAAACCTCTACTAGGTAAGTTTGACCCAGGATTATAATGTTGTTCAATATCTTGGAACGATATAGCTCCAGATGATTGTAATGCTGACATTATGGACTTCCAAACGCTGTTATGTTACTCGCCGATGTTACTGCACCACTTGATGCTAATTTAAAAACTGTCGTACCATTGTACTTAAACAGTAAATCATTATCTCCAGTATCTAATACTATTTCCCATTTACTAGAACCAAATTTTACAGATTGATTACCCATAAGTATATCATTAGAGTTTACATCTAAATCACCGCCTAGTTGTGGACTTGTATCAGCAACAAGATCAGTAAGGTTAAGTAATGAAGTTACTCCAGCACCACTACCAGCACCATCTGCAAAAACAATATCAGATAATCCATTTAATAATGTCACTGATGCACCACTACCTTGTTTTATAGTAGCTGTTTGACCACTATTATTTTTAATAAAATACTGTTTAGTTTGGTCATTAGGAGAAATTGTAAAATTAAAAGCCCCAGCAGGAGAACCCGACAAAATTATAATTCTAGCTTGACCATCAGATACAGTACCATCACTTGTTGTTAGTGTTGTATCACCTGATATAGTTAAAGTTACAGCACCATTAAGGGCTTTGTCTATAATATCAAAATTATTATTGGTGGTATTACCCCATGACCCAGCTTGTTCACCAGCACCTATTTTTTCAATACCAGTGTTTGATGTATATGTACTTGCCATTGTTACCTCACTATCTCTGTATATGTTTCTGTGCCACTAGGCGTAATTTCTGTCCATGTTTCTGTGCCACTAGGCGTAACCTCTGTATATGTTTCTGTTGTAGCATCTGTTACAACATCTACAAACATTATATCTCCAGATGTTGTTTTTGTAAAATTTAAATCTGCAGAAGCTGACGTTACATGTATTAAGGTTGGGTCTATTGTTTTTGTAAAATTTGATGAAAACTCTAAATCAGTTATTTCTAATCTAAAAGCTACAGACTCTTGTTCAAAGTTTGCACTTAAATCAGCAGATGTAACACCTATAAAAGAACCAATAGATGTTTGAGTAAAATCACCACTTAAATCTGCTACACCAGCTAATATGCCAACACCTACAGATGTTTTTGAGGCTACGCCATTTAATTCTGCAGTCGCCGCTAATAATAAACCTCCAACATCAGCTATGGAGGTTTCGGCAATAGCAGAATGACCCAACATTAATCAGCTTCCTCTATTGTAAGTGTCCCTGCTTCGACTTGTCTCAGTATTTCTGCATAGTGTCTATTCGCAGGGTCAAGTGGAATGTGCATAAAAACACCATCAATTGTTGCATTAATGCAATCCTTAGTTCCACTTTGTGTGGAGTCTATGTATTTTGCGTTAGTAATATTCATATCTACAACTCCGCATCGGCAGACCACGATGTAATGTAATTATTGTTGCTCATGCCATTTAAATAAGAGGTTACGTAAGCTTTGCCATTAAACTGAGTGCCTATAGCACTGTAACTTGTGTTGTTATGCGAAATAGTCATAGTAGGTGTTGATCGCATCGTCACAGTAAATGGAATAAAGGCTCTTCCATAATTTGACCCTAACTGTTCTGGGTTGTAATACCAAAGGTCAGCAGTATCCGTATCAAAATACCTTTTACACAAAGCTAGTTCTTCCCCAAATGACCTATGCTCAAATGGTGTGACTTGTTCGCCTATTTCTAATTGAAGTCCTGTAATATACATTTCGTGATCCGTTGATGACCCAAAATCAGTTGATGCAGGAACTAAAGATGTATTATTATTTGATCGCTCATCCCAAGTATTTGCAGATGCTGAACCCCCACTATAAGAACTTCCTGCTCCCAACCACAAATCTATACTTAATCCCAATGCTGTACTAACTCCAAAACCATCTCCACTATTTGTATCACCATCAAATGTAAGAGTGATTTTTTGCCAAGTATTTGCTGATGATATTGTAAAAGGTTTAAAGTTTGACCTTTGTGCATAATGGTTTACTAAAGTTATATTCCAAGTATCAGCATAAGAAAATTTTGCCCAAAATGAAACTGTTACCTTTTCTGCGGATGAACCACCATAATTCAATTTCATCACATCTTGTTGCTCCATTGAATTTAAACGTAACATTACATAATCACCTGCTGTTCCATAATTATCACTTGTTGTGTTATCTAATTTTAAACTGTTATAAAAACCTTGACCTGATGGAACATCAGTTGATTGTGATACAGTGTAAGTTCCTGCACCATTCAGAAAAATCTTTACTCTATCTAAAGTGTATTGGCTAGAAGTAAGACCTGTAAAGCTAGTTCCTCTTTGTGATACTTGCATAGCACCATTGATGACCATATTTCTTCGCCCACCAAGCTGACTATTGGTTAGGACTTCACCCATCTTTGCTAATTCTGCTGCTTTGGTCATGTATTATACCTCTTGTGATTCCAAATGTTTTGTATAAGCAGTCTTGATTGCATCTGTGTGTACTACATTGCATATTGCTTTTACTTCTGCACTCTCACCACTTATATCTGCATTAGGTGCTACTGCGTGTCTATGAAAACTACGACTAATCTCTGTACCATCTTTTTTTATAACTGTTGCAGTTCTTACTTGAACTATTTTGTAATCACCAACTATTTCTATTTTATCTTG